CTCGTCAACACTCCAGCTTGAACAAACCTGTCCAAGTGCTTGTTGAAGCGTCGCACAATTCCCTGGAACTTCCCTTCGTCCGCAAAGCACAACAATGCCAAAGAGGCGTCGCGCATGAGCAGATCAAGAGGTTTGGCCTTAACTCGGTCGATATGCAATGAGCAAATAGAACTCTCAGTAATGAGAGTGTGCATCAAAATATCGACGCCGTTGAAAGTGCGCACAACGGGGCGCGCACCAACGAAAGTAAGGTCAGTAACATCGCGAGTTTCGAGATACTCGAATTCGAGATGCATTCCAAGTGAGACGTAAGTTTGATCTAAAAGGGTCGGATTAAACCTATCGGTCTTACACGACCAAATCAGATCATCACCACAGCAATAGAACAAAAGTTCTTCGTCTAATTGCTCAAAGGTCATGCCAAGGCGGCAGCCATGGATGGCCATTGCAATTATGTGACAAAGACTGTTGTCCACAGACGTATTGTGATGGCCGGACGGTTGTCCTACAAAACTTGTCAAATAACCTGACCAGTTCGTATAGCCATTATACATCATGCTGTAATAACGGCGAACGCGCTCAGGATGAACGCGCTCACGAAACTTACAGACTAGAGACGCAATCGCCAAAGGATAGCGTGCGTCCCATCGTGCTCCATCAGCACCGTAACGGTACGGACCAAATGCCTGAATTCGCTTAAAAAGCAAACTAAGATCTGGCCCGGGAACAGTGAATTGGTTGAAGACAGGACTCTGGTGAGTCCGCATCAAATACTCATTCTGAACTTTGAAAAGTCGGACACCTTCAAGATATGATGAAACATCTTGCGGACGAAAGAGCCTTGCGTCCTTGCCAACTTTCCGAAGCTCGTCTTTGAGCGTCGATGATATAACCGACGTATTAGACCGGTAGTAGTCTTCAAGCTGAGAAAGCGAGAATTTCTTCATCGCGATCCCTTTGAGTGGAGCCCCCATGGTTTCCCACGGATACCCCGCACTCTTATCACTGTGTTCCCCAATGGAACACGCCAACTCAGCATCCGTCGCCATAGTCGAATGCCTATCAAAATCTGGAAAAAGGCGATCCAAGTAGCCAAGAGCGTATTCGGACTCGGTTGAGTCGAAAAGGTCTTGGTCATGCTGGAACTTAGCCGCGCCGTTAACGTACGAAACGGCGTCGAGCGGGGCTTGTCCAAACCCCCCCCAAATTTTGTCTTCAAAAGTCCCAGTTGGTAGGGGCCTTGAAGGTATCTCTCCATGTGTCGTCATCCACTCCGGCTTCGGTAGAAGCCAGCGCGGTCGTCGGTCGGTCTTAACGCCACTCTGTAGCGTGAGTGGCAACCGCTCGATGGACGGTAGCTCACTTGCGTAAGCTACCGCCCCCTGCTCGAAAAAAATCAAGCATTGACGGCGTTATGCCAACGGCCTCGCCGTCGGCATGATGGAATCCAATGATCTTACCATTACAAACCACAGGCGCCCCGCAGGAGCCAAGGTCTGTTGACAGATCGTATTGGATTGTTTTATTCCCTTCACCGTCTTCGGCGGTGCTAACAACAGTTCCTTTAGAGAACTGCTGATTAACTTCGTCTAAGACGCCAACGGAATAACCAAGGTCGTAACTATAAACGGCCAGACTACTCAGTTTAATTGAGCCTACTGTTGGAGGCTGCAACGGTAAATAAACTAAGTCGTCGGCAATTTTAGTTGCCTTGCGCTTTTGATCAGGTGTAAAG